TCAGATGCTTGATGTTGCTCGTGAAGCTACAGCCAGTATCGCTTCATCCTTTACAGGCGATGAAACAGACGAAACCGCTCTGAATAAAATGAACAAGTCTGGTGCTGAGTTTCTAGGTGCATGGCTTGGTCGAGCCACTGTACCATTGAATCAGTTCAGTGATTTGATTAGTGCGTTTGATAGAGATGAAGGTATGCAACGCGACATCTTTGTCACCGAACCGGGTGAGAAGTTGTCTGGTGCTGATGTTGTTGGTCGATCTATTCAGAAGGGTATTCCCATTTTGAAACAAGCATTGCCTGAATATCAACCAGCAACACGTGAGAAAGCTGCACCACGTGACTCTGGTCCGTTCAAGCAAATGACGGGCTTGGCTTTGATTCCACCAAAGAACGAGATTGAAACAGAGATTGAACGACTCAACATTCCTTATCAGTCTGTATTTAAAACAACAGGTGATAAGACAATTGATTCACAGGCTCGTAAGTTTATGGCAGAAAACATTGAGTCTAGCTTAATGCCTTATCTGCGTAGCGATCAATATAGCACCGCCACAAGAGAAGGGCAGTTCCTTGAGTTGAAGAAGCGACTTACAGAACTGCAAACTCAAGCTAAAAATGTTGCAACACAGCAATCTATTCAGGACTATTACAGCCGTGAACAGGTTCCTCCTATTGAACAGAAGAAGTTTGAATCGCTTGCACCGAAGATTCGTAGAGCTACATTAGCTTTGTATAAAGATCAAGTGGGTAAGAGTTTCGCAGAAGATACAGACTTCCGCAAATACGGCATTGCTTTGCAACTATCTAAGATTGTTGGACGTGCGCCATTGGCTGTGCAGGAAGACAAACCCGGCTTTGCTGTTGGTGGTTCTATCGGTAAACAAGCTTTGAAAAAGGCTGGTAAGTCTTCAGTACTTGACCAGACAATGACGTTGCTGCAGCAGGTCAGGAAAGAAGCTGGTGTGGACGCTCCTGTTGAACAAGCAACACCGTCACCAGCAATGGACCAGACAGCCAATATGTTGATGGGTAAGAAGCCTGTGCTGCCTAAAGCTTCTAAAGCTGCAGCAAAGCCTGCTCCTGCCCCTACAGAAGCACCAATTGAAGAAGCCCTACCTACCCCACCAGCACAGACGATGGAGGCTCCTACGCCTTCTAAAGCCTTTGCTGATGAAGACTATGCAATGGGTGAGGAGGCTATGCTTGAAGCGTATACTCCGGTTCAGTTGGAAAACATGAAAGTGTTTAGTCCTGAAGAGTATGCCAATACTCTGCACAGCTTTACTGGTCAGGCTAAGGGGTTGAAGTATTCTGAAATGCCACCACCGCCTTTCGCTAAGAAGGCTGATGAGTCTTTAGTGGACAACATTGAGTATGACATTGATGGCAACGAAGTGTCTGTGAATGGTATCGCTGTTACACCAAGTAAGGGTGCCGACTCAATGTTGGATGATGAGTTTGCTTCGTTTGAACCTGACATTATTGCTACGCCTCTTGCTAAGAAGGTTGATGGTTTTGAATCTGGCAATCTTAATTTTAAAATTCCAGAGTTGGATGTGGACGATGCCACTATCGCTCAGCAAAAGAACTACGTCAAACAACGCAATGATTTGTTGGATTCAATTAGACAGTACAGGACTAAAGAGTTTAGCAACATTCGGAAGGACGAGTCGTTCGACATGTTCGATGACGAAGTGTTGGGTGTATTGCAGGGTGAGTTTAGAGCCAAGTTCAACCGTGAGTTTAACGTAGCGTCTGATAAAGATGTTGGTATGAAAATGGCGACTAGCTATCAGAATAAACTTGATACTCTTCGTGAACAATATAAAGATGTTCCTGATAAGAAACTGTGGCACGGTAATACACCAGCAAAGATTGCACCAGTAAAAGCAAAAGGATTTACAAGTCCTCAACGGAGTCCTAAGTATCACGACGAACTGATGGTGGGTGCTCCATCGTTTACTAGCGATTTGAATCTGAATGCAACCGCTGATTCGTTTGGTGGTACAAATCCTGAAAACATCTTGTACACTAAGATGCCATATGCGGATTATGTGTTCACAAGAATCAACATGCAACCGGGTGCTTATGACACTAAAGACTTGAACACAATTGCAAGATCTATTAACGGATCATCAACAGTTGTTCGTCCAATATCTTTGCCTCGTGCTGGTTACTTTGAAAAAGAAGACATGATGGTTGAAGCTGACAAGCTTAGACTTAGTAGCGGTGGCAAAGACATGAAGGCATTGACTGCTCCGTCTAATAGGGACGCATCACCTGAAATGTACAACGAGACAGCCAAGCGCTTCAATGCTACATTGAAGAATGCTGTTAAGACCAAGAGTGTTGCTGATGCCTACACAGCATACGGTGGTGTTCGTGACCTCATGAGTGTCATCAACAATATGGCATCAAATGTTTCAGTGAAGGGTGGTCGTGGTCATCAATCTGCTACAAAGCTAAACTCGTTCTTTGACAAGGCTGATAAGTTAAGTAAGATTGATGAGTTGAACAAGGTAGCCGACATTCTTGACGCTGCAGGTGCAAAACAAAAAGCACAGGCGCTTAGGAATTTTACCAAGACATTGTCTGACTACGGATCAAACTTTGGTGGCGATGCTGTCGAGGAAGCTGGTCGTATGAAAGAGCTTAATGCTGTATTCAACGCAGCAGAAAAGATGGCTAAAGGTGGGCTTGCAAGTCGTCGGTAATAGTCAACAATTACCGACAAATAGTAAAGGGGTAGCCGTTATAGCTACCCCTTTTTATTTACTGTCTAAGCTTTGCAAGGTTGTCGAAGTAGGCAGCATTAAAGCCGCGCTCCCATTCCATACCAGCTAAGCTAGATGGATCGTAGCTGTTGGTTAGCCAGCCACGACTGAAGGCGTAGTAGCCCTTCTCAAACTGAATACGCAGCAAATGTTGTGGACGTTTAAACTGATTCATCACCGTATGCCTCCTCAACTTTCTTGACAATGTACTGGTGAGCAAGGATGGCTGCAACGTGTGAGTTGATGTCCTTGCTAGGCTTCTCTGGTTCAAACAAGATCTGAATACTGAGGCCACCATCGTTGTCGTCGGTGAAGATTAGTGTTGCTTTATTCGTTGACATATTCATGTCCTTTCAATTGGTTGATTTTGAGGTTGTAGCAATCAGACTTCACTGTGTAGCCATTGCTAGTATCGATTGTACCCTTCTTCATAAACACACTGTCAAGCATATACTGTTGTTTTTCGTACACACCCAAGAACCAACCCACGCTCAAGTCATTCTTCACACGAACAAAGGCGTAGTAGTTGCAGTCTTGAGTGGTATTCAATCCAGCAATAGAGCAATCATATGTTTCCAAAGGCTTTACAGAAGTCAGCTTAGTCTTCACATCCACTGTCTTGCCGTTGCATAGTATGAGGTCGTAGTCGTATGTGTTGGCTAACACACCACCCATAACCTGTTGAGCGATAGCTTCACCAATGAAGCCAGCAATGTTGCCAGCCCCGTTGGTAATGCTGTTACGCAGCTTACCCATCTCTGCAGCTTTGTCTCTAGCAGTGACGAGCATGTCGCCTGTAACAACTACTTCAATCACTGCTTACCACCGATCAGATTCATATCACCAATGTGAATCTTAACGAAAGGTAGCATGATGATGATGCCAACAAAGGCAAACAAGCCATCTTCAACCTCATCGGTATCTGCCACATAACAAATTGATTCGTTGTATTCAATGTCAAGGCCGATGCCTTGTCGTAGTTCGATTAGTATCATGGTTGTCGATCCTCATACAGCGTCTTAGCAATGATGTAGTTCTTCACCAAGCTACTACGAACAATGTCGTCCATACCAAATTCAAAGCGGCTAAACTCTTTCATGCCTTCAACAATGTCCAAGAACTTTGGCAAGCCTGTCTTGTCATCCTTCTTCTTCAAGTCAGTCTGTCGAATGTCACCGCAGTAGATGATCTTCGATGTGTGACCAACACGAGTGACGATGGTGTCAAGTTCTTCAAACGTCATGTTCTGAATCTCGTCAGCCAACAGGATGGAGTTGGTGAAGGTGGTGCCACGAATGAAGCTGGTGGAGATGAATTCAATGTAGCCCTGCTCAGCTAAACGATCCCATGCATCCTTGCGGTTGAACAGGTCAGCACAGATCTGACGATAGGGCTGGATGAATGTCTCCATCTTCTCGTTAGCATCACCGGGCAAGAAACCCATGTCACGACTCTGCACAGAGCTACGTACAATGACAACCTTCTTGTAAGGGCTAGTCTTGTCCATCACTTCTTCAAGCGCTTTGTACAGGGCAATGTAGGTCTTACCTGTACCAGCAACACCATGCAGACACATGAAGTAGTCTCCAGCATTGTAGGCATCAAAGAACTCCTTCTGCTTTGCTGTCTTGGGTTGAATAGTTGACATGTCGTCAAGACGAACACGCAAACTATTGTTCTTTGTAGCTGGTGCTGGTGCGTCAGGGATGACGTGAGGCGCTACTCGTTTCTTAGTTACCATCGATACTTCCTTTGGTTGTGAAGAAGCCCCGAAATGGGGCTTCTCAGGGGACATTATAGACTAGTTCCAATCTCTACAAACTCAAAGCTGAGTTGCCAGAGATGTGTATAGCTAGGTTGCTCACGAAGCCAAGACAGAAACTTGTCTTGAGCATCAGAGATTGTCATAGCTTCAACATGCAACACACCTTTGAAGACGTTGTTAGCGCTGTTGTAGCTGACGGTGAAGTGTCTCATGCTGCCTTACCCCACACATCATCCCATGTACCAGTCTGAGCACCCTTGCTGTAGTCTGTAACCTTCTGTTCAAAGAAGTTGGTGTGTGATGTACCGAGCATGCCATCAACCCACGGTAAAGGATTCTTCTTAATCTTGTAGATTCCTTTCATACCCATAGCAATGAGTCGACGATCTGCAATGTAGCGGATGTACTCTTTCACTTCTTCTTTGGTGAGCTTCTCAACTTCCACCATACCAAAAGCAAGATCAATGAACTGGTCCTCAAGAGCAACCATTTGTTTAGCGATCTCTTTAATCTGCTCAGGTGTAGTTTCGTCTTGATGATGTTTAACATATTCACGATAGACCTTTATCATTCCTTCAGCATGCATAGTCTCATCAAGGATGGACCAGCTAATAATTTGACCAAGCCCTTTCAGCTTACCGTTACGTGCGAAGTTGAGCAACATAACAAAGCTGGAGAACAACTGCATACCTTCACCGAAAGCAGAGATGACAGCAATCTTCTCAGCCACTGGTGCTACGTTCAAGCGCTGCAGATAGTCATGCTTCTCAACCATCTCAGCATATTGCAGGAACTCGTTGTAGGTTGACTCAGGCAACCCCAATGTTTCGATCAGGTGTGCATAGGCTGCAACATGCAAAGCTTCACGGGCAGCAAACCCGCTCATCATCATTCGCACTTCCGGTTGACGGAACAGAGGAATGTAATGGTCGTGGTAGCCACTACCAATGTCCAAGTCACCCTGCACAAAGAATCGCAAGATCTTTGTCAGAAACTCTTGCTCATCCTTCTGCAGCTTCTTATAGTCTTTAACGTCCTCTGACATAGGCACTTCGGTGTGCAGCCAGTGAGACTGCTCGTGTTGTAGCCATGCATCATAGGCCCAAGGAAACCTGAACGGTTTGAAGATGGTACGTTCTTGTGTAATGTCGGCTTTAGTCTTTGTCATATTCATCCTTCGCAAGCTAAGCAGGTGTCACCATCTGCAATTTGTTTCAAATCAATTTCGTCTTCGATGCGCTGACGTTTAATCTGAGCACCAACCTTATCTGCCTTCTTCACTTTCTCACTGCGAAGATAGTACAGACTCTTGAGTCCACTCTTCCAAGCAAGGAAGTGAACGCTGTGCAGATACTTCACAGACACGTTAGCAGGGAAGAACAGATTCACCGACTGTCCCTGATCAATGTACTTCTGACGATCAGCAGCAAGCTCAATCAACCAACGCTGATCAATCTCCATTGCTGTCTTGTACACTTCCTTCAACTGCTCAGGCACGTCCAGATGCTGGATAGAGCCATCGTTAGCAATGATGGATGCCCATGTATCGTCATCGTCTTTACCAAGCTGTGCAAGCTCTGCTTTGAGGAAACGATTCTTGTACACGAACGCACCAGACAATGTATCCTGACGGAATACATTAGCACGATAAGGCTCGATTGATGGGGACGTGTTGCCCATGATCAGGCTGCTGCTGGCGTTGGGAGCAATAGCAGTCCAATGACTAAAGCGACGACGAACACCACTGAGATGTGCATCAGGGCATTCGCCACGTGACGTAACCAAGATAGCGTCACCAATCGTGCATTGGTTGTGGATGTGTTTGAAGATTTCATTGTTGTAACTCTTAGCCATAACACCATCAATGGCAACACCCTTCTTCTGCAAGAAAGCATGGAAGCCCAGTGTACCAATACCGATGCTACGTTCCATCAAAGCGCTGGCACGAGCACGGGCAATAGTGTCTGGTGCATTGTCAATAAAGTGTTGCAACACGTTGTCCAACATCTCCATAACATCAATGATAAACTGCTTATCTTTTTTCCATTCGTCATAGTATTCCAGATTCAATGAAGACAAGCAGCACACGGCTGTGCGTTTCTCGTTTGTTGGCAAGAAGATTTCTGTACAAAGATTGCTACCGTTGATGGTGAAGCCTTTGTCTTTCAACCAAGACGGCAAAGCTTTGTTGGCTGTGTTGATGAAGATGAGATAGGGTTCACCTGTCTGCATACGCAACTCAAGAATCTTTTGCCACAAATACTTAGCCGATACTGTCTCAACCACTTCACCGTTGGCGGGGTTGATCAGGTTGAAGCTGTCATCGGCATCGTCATCTTTCATGCATTGTTCAATGATGTTCATGAACTCGTCAGACATGTTGATGCCGTGATGCATGTTCAAGGTGCGAACGTTCTGGTCACCAGTGGGCTTACGCATCTCCAGAAACTGAATGATGTCAGGGTGATTGATGTTGAGGTAGGCAGCATAGCTACCACGGCGTGTGCGTCCTTGACGGTAGGCCAATGAACTAGCGTCATAGATTTTCAAGTGAGGCATAACCCCTGTCGACTTGTCGTCACTGTTGCGGATACCAACGTGAACACCGACACCACCACCCATCATCGAGAGCCAGTTAGTCTCTGAAAGATTATCGACCAAACCTTCTGCACTATCATCCATATAATTAAGAAAACAGCTAATAGGCAACCCGCGCTTAGAACGACCAAAAGATAAGATAGGAGTAGAATAGCTGAGCCAATGTTTACTAGAGTAGTCATACAGTCGCTGAGCATGTTTTTGATTGCTGGCAAATGCTGCTGATACAAACGCGAAACGTTCTTGTGGAGATTGTTCATCATCTTTCATGTAGCTTTCTTTGAGTCGCTGTAGTCCGAGTTCATCGAACAATGCGTCACGGGACAGGTCAATGTCAACCTTGAATGTCATGGAGTAATACCTTTTGATTAGAGGAAAAGAAAGCAGCCGAAGCTGCTTAGGTGTGGGAGGGACAGGAGTTATACCATCTATCGCAGGTCACCGCTGCCCTGAATGACATCACGCTGTTGCCTTGATGACAGCTTCTCCAGATTGTGTGTACATATTTCTGACAAAGTGAAGCCGTGGTCTTTAGCAACTGCAGCGACCTGCCACATTACATCACCAAGTTCTTTCTTGATGTGCATATTGTATTCGTCAACATCGCCACCATCTCGGCGGTGCTTTGCTGCCTTGCCTGCAACTTCACCAGCCTCTGCAAAGAGATTGAGTAGCGCATATTCACGGTCTGCTGTAGGTAAACGGAAGGTCATTGCTGACCGTTGATATTGATCGAGGTTCATTCTGTTTCCTCTGTCGGTGTTGCAATCTTACCTGCTTCAATAGCATCAGTAAGGCAGGCAATGAGGGCATAACGAATCAGGAAGTCTTTAGCTTCGTCATCCATGTGGACGCTGCAGTCTGCAGATCCATCTTCGTTTTCTTTGATGTTTTCAATTTCGATTTTCATTAGAACAACTCCGGTTTAAGTTCTTTAATCTTCGCTGTCGTATAGTGCGACAACACCTTGAAGTCAACTTTTGGATTCTTAAACTCCTTCACGAAGTTCCAAGTTTCCTCAGTGACTAAGTCGTAGTATACAGTGTGAATCAAACGAGGGATGTACTTGCTAGACCATCCTTCCATTTCATTCGTGATCTTTGCAACAACCTTGTCCACCAAAGCTTGCGTCACATACTTAGCAACAATCTTCTCTTCAACAATCTCACAACCAATGACAGGCGCACCCATCTCAAGGTGATGCTTAGCTTTGAATTCGTTGCCGACAATCTTGGCCCAAGTCTGACGACCATACTTATTCTGGTAGTCATAGTTCTTGATGACAACACCTTCACCAGCGCCTTCACCGTCCTTCACTAAGTAGTGTGCCTTGCTCAGACACTCAGTGAAGTGGTCGATGCTGCCGTTCTTGATGATGGCAATGGGAGCAATGACGTTAATGCCAGCAGCAATAAGACCTGCAGAGTATTCGTCATAGCTTAGCAGCCGTTCTTTGCTGCGGTCATACACATCGAACACATAGAACTTGCGCCATGCATCGTCGTTGTAGGTCTTCAGCGTATGCGGCACAAGCCATTCACCGTAGAGAACATGTTCGTTGTTCGCCATTATGTACGTTAGTACAGGTACATTGTCCATCATGGCGTTCATGAAGCCAGCATTGTCGTTGTCAGGTGACAACTCACGGTTACGACTACCGCAACGTAGTGTGCCAGCTTCATACCAGACACTACCGTTAGTACCATCCAGCTTAGGGAACACATAGCATGTCCCCACTTCAATGCCTTCCACTTCGGTGTTGCCGTAGCGTTCAAGGTGTTGATATTTGATGAAGCTCATTTCTTCTTCCTTTCAAGTTTCTCTTGATCAGTTTTGATTTTATGACAAGGCTTACACATCACCTGTAGATCTTCTATCTCACAGAACATACGGTTGATATAAATATCCCAGCTAACAAACCCCTTCTTAGGGTCTACAACGGGTTTAATGTGATCGACCTGTACATCGGTAGCAACATAGAGTTTCTTGCAAGCAGCGCACGTGTAATGCATTGCCAGCTTACCAGTCTTTGCATTCACTTTCCTGCCAGCGAAAGCTTCCTTCAAAGCTTTGTACTTCGGAGGCCATCGCCGTGATGCAGCACGTAGGGCAGAGGTCACGAAAGATTTGAATCGTGCCTCTGTCCATTCACCACCATTACGTTTCTTATCTGTCACTTGGTACAGCTTCAAAGGCAACGTTGGTCATGTCCAGTACATCTCGTGGTTCAACTAAGATGTTCTGCACAATGCCACACACATCGTCAACGTCTAGCGCAACGAAGTAGTAGGTGTTCTCTGGTGTATCTTCCACCGCTACAACAAAGCCATTCTCAGCATCAGTGATTGTTAGTTTCATTCTAGTCCTTCCACATCAACCTTGTTGAATGTAATGTCTGCATCAAGCCTACTCATGGCATAGATGATATGTTCTTTGACAGTGTCGATGAGGTAGTCTTCGTTAGCATACTCAGCACCCAAGTCATCAACATCAATCTCAGCTTCAAACGTCACTGTTACTTTTGTCATGGTGTTCTCCTAAGTCAAAGGCTACAAGGTAGAGCAGGCAACAAATAGCGTGAGCCAGATGATGCTTACCAGTTTCTGGATCGTGTGTTTCACCACTGGCGTAAGCAGTGAAGTGACGAAAGCCTGCATCGATATAGCGACGACGAGCATCGGGCACCTTCTTCCAATTGTCTGGAGCATACTTCTTTGCACCATACGTCAACACTTCAACGACCTGTGTCAATGCTCTGAAGGGCAGCAAAGACCATTGCGGTTTACCGTTGTCGTACTTGACACCAGACTTCACTACGACTGGTTCATCGCTGACATTGATTAAGAAATCCCTAGACACCCACTTACTGTATTCAACACAACCAAAACACGCAGGGTTAGGTCCATCTAATACTTGACCAGCATTGAAGCAAGTCTTACAGTCTTTCATCAGCCTCATTGCACACCTCCCTCACACTTAGTGTCTTTAGTAAGCAACGCAGTACCACCATCACCAATGAGTACATCACCAGTGAGTTGTTCAGCCCTGTCACGAAGCAACTCAGTGAAGGCTTTGCTCTCTTCCATCAACGGAACAGCAGCAGCTAGGTAGCTGGCAACAGTGAGCAAGCTCTTCATGTGTTCTTCATCAAGCGTCACTGGTCCAGCAACACTCACCAACATCTGGAACGCACCGTCCCATTCAACACCATCTTCAATGATGGGTCGCAGCACTACAGCTACGTCATTCTTTTGGAGGGGGGAGTCCATGTTTGTCCTTCATGTCTACGTAAGAAAAGTAGATGGGCGTTCTCAACAACCCTATCTTCGTTACCATCATAAGCTTCAACACAACGCTGAAACATCTCTGTCTCATCTGCTGCATCTTCCAACATCTTCTTAGCCTTGACATTACCAATGCCACGAAGACCTATGATGTTATCAGCAGTATCACCTGTCAAGATTTGCATGTACAACCTGAGCAACCCTTCAGCTTCAGTGATGTAATAAGCTTCTCTCTTGATGAAGTTGTAATGCCATCCTGCCACTTGGTCTAAGTCTTTGTCCAACGAAACAATGACCCCATCGTCACCAAGCTTTGTAGCTTCAATGGCAATGGAGTCATCGGCTTCTTGACCAGCAGACATGTCAGCCTTCCACTCTTGCATCAGATGGTTACGCACCGCAGCCAAATGTTTAGGCTTTGCTTTGTCTGCTCTGTTGCCTTTGTAGGGGGCAGTGACAGCTACATCGTTTCTGAAGTTGCCCTTGCCAGTAAGGAACAACTTCCATTGATCGACATAGCCACATTTGTCTACACCACACATGAGAGTGTTGATGATGAGAGAGTCTACAGACCTGATAGCCTGTAGCTCATCCTCGTTCTCACATGCTGCCGCCGCCCTATACGCATATATATCGGCGTCGATGCAACAGATCATTTACAGCACGTCTTCGTCGTCAGCAGAGATGTTGCCGCCACCAGCAAAGACAATCAAGTCTGTGATGACCAGCTTAGCCAATGAAGGACTGACACCTTTCTTGTTCTTGTATGTCCATGCGTAGCTACCAATCATACAGATTGCTTTGCTACCGTTACCAACATCCTCAACGATTTCATCATTGTCAGTGTCGAAAGCCTTGATTGGTTTCTGACTCTTGCAGGTGATGTACTTACCCTGCTCAGGCTTCTTCTCAAGGTTCTCTTGCACAGAGATACCCATCTCTTCCAACGCAGCCACTGCTTTGTCAGACAAATTACACAGATCAACTGTGTATGCGTCAGCCATTTCGTTCTTACGATTCAGAAAAGCCCAGTTAACTGTAGCTTTGATTTTCAACTTGTCACTCATTTGAGTTTCCTTTTTAAATGCTGACCAATTCAATAGGGGTCAGCTTCCTATATACATCATTGTATCACCAGCTTTTCAGCAGCGTCAATGTAGTATTTGTAATCGACATCCTTCCAAGTGAAGTCGTTGATGTCGTTGCATGTCCACATACCATAACCATCACCAACACCTATGCGGCGTGGCTCAGCTTCTTCAGAGAGTGGTGGCATTATCTTGACAAGAGCACCACCAGCATTACAAGCATAGAACCTGCACATGTTTTGTTGCACTACCTCAGTGCCGTCATCCATCACCATCACAAGCTTACTACTACGTGGCACCTTCACCCTAAGCATAAAGTCATACTTGTTCTTGTGACCTTTGATGTATACGTCAAGAGGAATGCCATACAGCATAGCCGCTTCAGCCGCCATCGGTATAACCAAGCCGCCCTGATCTTGATGCCAGCCTAGCCCTTCATATTGATAGGCTCCCTTACGCTTCACCTTACCGTCAGTGTAGACAGCGATGTAATTATTCACATCACGAATAATCATCTTAGAGTAATGAGCATACTCAAGCTGCAGACCAACCTGTCTCTGCCATGCGTCACAGATGTTGATGTACTCGTCATGCTTGTCACGTGGCATCTTCACAGTGATACCGTCTGTGTTGACCTGCACAATAGTCAAGCCTTCAATGTCCATCAGCTTCTCAGCTAACAAGCACAGAGACAACTGACCATTGATAGTGATTGTCATCGTGTACTGAGGGTCATAGAAGGGGCTGTACTTGTTGTTGCTATCCCCATACACACCGTTCAATGCAAGCTTCAGCATGGCGTTCTCAGCGCTGCCCTTGGGGTAGCTCTTACGCTGCTCGTACACGTCTTGATAGATGTCACAGAACTTCTCAGACAAGTGCTCAGGATAGACACGATTGGCGATGGCAATGTTGGGGTACATAGATGCAACGTCAGCGTCAACAATCATGTACTTGTCATCTTCACTAACAATCTGTGACTCAACAGATCCGTGAATACCACCAGTGCCGAAGTCGAAACGAAAGCCATTGATGGTGACGTTCAAGTTGGTAGCAACTCTCCAGTTCTTCCAATAGCTGTATTGCTTCTCACCCTTTTTCTTAGCCTTCAACTCTTCCTCTGACACCCAACCCATTGGATGCAAAGCTTTGAAGCCAGCAACAACATCATCGCTTGGTTTGTTGAACCACTTTTGACGCTTCGTCACCATCTCAGCATAGGCTGCTAGGTCACCGAGGTCGCTCTCTTCAATGTCAGACAACGCACCCTTTGTTTCTGTCAAAGACTGTGCAGCAAACCATTCCAACACAAGCTGAAACTCAGGACGCTTGAAGTCGTAGTAGTTGAACAGACAATCTTTGATGTGAATGACTGGTCGCTTTGTCTGATTGATGTGACGTTCACCCTTCTTACCAATGCGATAGCAACTCTCAGGCATGTCTTCTTCAAGACGCATGATGAAGTAGTCTTTGCCAATCTTTGTATCGTTGTGGTTGAGGAAGTTGCGACCATACTTTGTAGACAACTCTTCACGGAATGTAATCTGCGACAAGCATTCTTTGTAGAACTGCAGCGTCATCTTCACATCGTGCATGTTGTATTTTAACAACACATCTATCTGGTCATCGGTCAGGTCAGAGTGAGGATCGTATGGTAGGTCAACGATGCTGTCAGCTTTCATGTTGAACTCAAGCGCCTTCAACGATGTAGCCCTTGCGGGGTTGTCGAAGTGCATGATCTTGAATAGATCCACCTGCTGCACATACTGTTGATTGTCACGGATGAGGTGACCAAACCTATCATCACTACCAATGATGCTCTGTGCTTTCTTGTACGCTCGTGTAGCCACAGCCTTACCCGACACAGTCACTGCCTTGTCTCGTACAGACAACAAGTCGTGCAGCACAGGGTAGTCAAAGCCTATGTTGTTGTACCCCACCATCCTGTGTTTCTTCTTCTTCAACTCGTCAAGGAAGCTGAACAATGCAGCAGCTTCGTTCTTTCTGGTGGAGCATTCAAACGCTACAGCATGTGACTCGTCAGCACTGATCGCTGAGAATGTGAACGCTGTCTTGTAAGTCTCTATGTCCCACAGGTAGTCCATCTTTCTTTTCCTTCTTTGGTTTGGGAAACAACTTATCTCTGTAGGCTCTCATCAGTGAAGCACTCACGTTCTGAATAGCATACGCTTCTATCTCGTTGCCGGGATTGTCTTCACCAATAAACCTGAAATGTTCTTGCACAACATGTACAGCTTCATGTACTAACAATGTTGCAACATCAATACCATCTGTATCAGGTGTGACAGGGATGCACACAACTGTAACCCTGTTACCCTTTGGTGTATTGAAGTAGTGGGTAGTCGCTAACGATTCATGAATCAGCCACCTATCCCACTCAGCTATCGGCACCTTCAAATATCTCAGTGTGCGATAGTAGTCTGCCTCAGTAGTGCAGACACATAAGTGATCACCTTCGATCAGGCAACGGCTCGTCCATGTCGTCATTGTCGTTGTCCTTTGTTTCTTCAGGTTTGTCTTTACCAAAGATGGCATCCCATCGGTTGGCCCATTCTTCATCAGCTACAGAACGTGGTCGCTGTGCGCTGCCCTTGCCTCCATCACTCATTGTCATAGTCCTCGCATTCGCAACCTCGACTGTCAAGGTAGTATTTGTTATCAATCAACTCAGCATAAAGCTTTGCCAGCTCTGTGTTGCCTGCGATGTAGGCTTCGCGTTCAAGTTCTTTGTAGGTTTTCATTTCAATCCTTCTTCAATAAACATTGGACTCATACCACGATAACTAAGGCGCTCAGCCGCTTCTCTTACATCTCGCCAATAGTCGTCGTAGTCTGCAACAATTACACGGCAACGGTATTCTGTGTGAAATTCGTGTCGTGTTTCTTTGGTAGCAATACTGGCGATCTTGTCAGCAATACTGTGTCGAATCTTGGATTGCACAGTATATGCAACCATCTGCGGGTCATGTGTTTGCATGTTAGATAATGACACACACATGTTCAATGTTTCTTTCATCACGCTCTCCTGTTGTTTAAGATTTGCAACAAGATGTTGACACTCTGCACCAACATCATCTGTTCCATTGGGTCAAGCTGTTGATAGCTCGGTGTGGGGTGGGGCCATCGCTTTCGTATGGCTTCCCAATAACGTTCTACGTCACTCATGTTTATCCTTTCATTTCTCTGAATGCATTCTAAGAACGGCCCTTGAAAAAGTCAACAACTGTTCAATGCTGGCTTGATTCTTCATGGTATTGGCGAGTGTCGATATGACTTGGATATTTCCTGCAACATACCCTAGCTCGGGCACGATCTTATCTAAGGACGGTGATGTCCATCCCGAAAAAGGTACAAGCTCGACATCCAAGTAAGGGCACTTCTCAGGAACAATTACATCTTTGTAAGTAATAGTGCAGGGTATTCCGTACTTCTTAGACCTAGCACGTGCGCTCTGCACTAAATACTTTTCAACGTTGTTACGTTTCCAGTCCTGCTGTTTTGATAAATCAGCTTCTGGATTCTCATGATATTTGTCATACCTCTGGTTCGACATTCTTGCTAGTACTTTGTCTTTATTATTTTCATAATACTCTTTGCTTTTCTGTAGCAAGTGTTCTCTGTTCTCCTCACGGTAAGTCTTACTTCTTACCTTTTGTCTCTTTGATATTTTATCTTTGTTCTTTTCGTAGTACTCTTTGTAATACGCAGCACGTTCTCTTTTCATACACTCTCCTTTGTTGAGTACTGAAGTTATAGCACACTACTGTTCAGTACTCAACATCAGATCATAGTACGTCTTGTTCAGGATCTTCAAAAGATTCAAACATTCTACCTGTCTCTTTGTTAAAGATGAGACGACAAGCTGGTCCGGTTTCGCCACTCCATCTGTTCTTTAACACACGAAGTTGTGTGGTGTTGCGTTCACGCAAGTCGTCAGCTTGACCGTTCCTTTCAGCACCAATAACAATATCACTCAACTGAGCAATAGCACCACTACCCCTAAGCTGGGACAAGCTTGTTGTTGCACCATCTTCGTGACCAGTACCTGTTGGCCTACGAAGGTGAGAGATCACAAACAAAGAGATGTTTGTTTCTTGTACAAGTGTACGAAGAAGTGTCATTACTTGGTCAATAGCTTTACGCTCATCGCCGTTTTCCTGTGAAGAAACAATCAACGACAAGTGATCAAGAGCAATGTACTTACAACCAAGACCCTTTGCCATGTATCGAACACGATTCACAATGTTTTCAATTGCACTCGATCCGAAGTGCTGAAAGAAGTACAAGCGATTAGACCCCATTGTCTCATCAAAAGCTTTG